ACATAACGGCATAGAACAAGTCATTTTTTGCCCAAAATACATCTTTATTCAACGATATCCATATAAAGGACCATTTAAAACCAAAGAAGAAGCAAAAAATCTGATAAATATATAAGCATATTATGTTACATATAAAAGATTTTGTAAACAAAGTATCAATGGGAGAAAGTAAGGCCAGCACAAATGTTGTTCTTACTATTGATAATGCCAGAGGTCTTAGAGACGAACTGGTTATGTTGTTAGCAGATTTGCATGAACTGAAAAAGGAAAAAGATAATGAAGAAACAATTGATGTACAGGTTAAAGGCGGAAACTTCAGGTGAGTAGAAGTCAACCACAGGTGATCCTAGAGTATGTAGATAAAGAGACATACAAGTGTGATCAAATTATAGCGGCCGCCGGAATCTGGGCAGTTTACTATGATGACCAACCTATCAACTTAAAGTCTTCACATTACTTAACAAGTGATGCCGCACCGAAATATAAGAAGACAAGTTTTTCAAATCCTGGACATGCAAGAAATCTTTGCCGAAAATTAAATGCTCAATTTAAAACTGACAAATTTACTGTCGTATTCTTAAATACCGGACGTACCGTGTACCCGGATGAAATTTCCTAAAACCAAAAAAGAAATAACTGAAGCAATCCTTAAGGCCATACCAGATGGAATGGTAACTAATGTCACATTGGACCAGGCTGTTTTTAAAATGTGGTTAACTGGTCGAGGCGGACAAGGACTGAGATTAAGTGATGATGGCTTACAAATGTTTAACTTAACCAAAATTGAATATTATGATTTTGAGTTAGGACTTAATCTTAAGACAATGCATAGACGTAGAATTATTGCACCAGAAGCCTTTGTACAAGAAATAATTAAAAAGATTCAATGTCCTTATTATTTGGGAGTACATAAAATTAGAGGTGAAAAGGGAGAACCTTTTATCAGAGTTTATGATCACAAAACTGCAATGATGATTACAATGTATGGAACCCTAAGAGAATATTTAGATTCTAAAAACATATGATAAACGATAAAAGATGGCAAGATAATTCAGATGGTTGGGTTAAAGCAATGCATGCCAGCAAAGAAAAGAAAGAAGCAAAACTTAGAATCGAAGGCAACTGTAACCATGACGATTTGGAGTGGTGTGACACTTGTGCTTTCGACTTAAATGGTGAACGTGTAGCACAAAAAGGCATAGATTATTAAAAATACAAATTATAAAACGAGGCATAAATAGTCTCTGTAGGAGGGTCCTACATAGTCGTATTTTTTACGCATTTGTCAAATCTATTTTCAGGTGCATTTAAAATACAACCTTGCAATACACACACGGAGACAACATTGAAAACAATCTTTAGCATGAAGCAATACTGTCCTAATTGTGAAACTTTTGGTGAAGTAATGTTATTCGTAACAACTACTTGGATCATGGTTCACTCATTAGGTCAACTAACTTATTAACTAAATTAGTAACAGCAGTTCCTCAGAGACGACTCAAAACTAAAATGCCCATTTCGTAAGATTTGGGCATTTTTTTGTTGACTTTGGGTACCATTTTGTGTATACTATATAAACACTTGACACATATAGGTACACAGAATGACATTTTATCGACACATAATAATTGTTCCTTTACTCGGAATCCTTACAGCATGTGGAGGCGGTGGGGGCGGTGGCACTGATGTTGCAGGTGCTCTTGTATCAGGTAGCGTATCAGGAGGCAACTCTGGCAATGGTAACTCTACAGCAACAGTCTCATTAAACTCAAGCAAGACTAGTATTGTAGCAGGCGATAGTTTTACACTATCATGGTCAAGTTCAAACGCATCATCATGTACTGCATCAAATTCTTGGTCTGGTAGTAAATCACTTAGTGGCAGTGAAAACATTACAATAGACAACTATGGCGACTATACGTTTGCTATAGATTGCTCAGGTGCTACAGCAAGTGTACAAGTCTCTGTATCCGATGAAGACAGTGAAGGGTCATGCATCAATCCACATAGTGCAAAAATTAAACAATCATACATAGGTGACTATGAACTCCCTATACCACAGAATTCATTTGGCGATGATCATCTTAAAGCAATAGGTTTTAAAGATTATGGAGTTGAATGGATATGGAGAAACTTTAAGGATAGAGGACATAGTTGGACAGCAGATTGTACCCAAGAAGAATATACTAAATTAATGTATCGTATGACATTACGTCAATTAAAAGATCATGGCGTAGACACTGCATGGGTATATAACTTTGGGTATTGGAAAGATCATACAGCAGAAACATGGCAAATCAATCATAATCGCAAACATTTAAGTGATTGGGTTATAGAGTTTATTGCAGAAACCGCACAAGATTTAGGTATGAACATGCATTATGCATGGCAGTTCTTAGCATTGGATGATGAAAACAATCCTTTATTTCCTTTTGATGGTATGGCATATGTTGATATGACTTTATTAAAAAGAATTTTAGACTCACATGAAGAACACATATTGTGGGAAGCAGATAGATTAAATCAATTAGGTGTAGGATCTATGTCTGCTGACTGGAGTGCTATGTGGATATGTTTTTGTGGATTGGATAATGAGTTTGATCAATCGGAACGTGACGAACTTCGTAACTATTATGCAGAACGTATGTCCTCAATTATTGCTCAAGTCAAAGGCAGATTCGATGGCGAAGTATACATAGGAGAAGGTGTATTATGGAATGACTCTCGTATGTTTGACGAAGCAGATGCCGTCATTATGAATATGCCTAATTTATTATCTGACGATGAAGTAGCAAATGCTACTGTTGAGTTAATAGAAGAACGTGTTACGGAAAGATTTATTGAAGACATCTATCATCGTTGGAACTGTACAGGGCAAGCCGCCTATCAAGCATGTTGGGAATACACTACATACCAAATGCCTAAGGTTATATGGAATATGTTTGCTCAAAGTCATCAAAGTTTTTTAAGTAGGGGTTGGATCGAAGATGGTTTCTGTACGCAAGGAACTTACATGGATGTATATTATGATAAGTGTATGCAATGGCATGTACCGACTGATTTTTCAGCACAAGCAATTTTTATTGAAGGCATGTTAAGAGCAATAGACAAGCAACCCTGGTTTGAAACAAAAGGAACAACAGCAAGTACGGCTTACTGGTTATCAGATACATTGATACCTGACAGCAGTGAAGAACTTAACAAAGGTTTAGAAGGCTTCCCTAATATCTCACAATCAGTGAGGGGTAAGCCAGCAGAGAAGATTATTAAGGCTTGGTACACTGGAGAATATGAACAATATAATCCAGAGATTGAATAAAAAGGTTGACTTTGGGTACCCAAATCAGTTATAATGGATGATTAAATAGGAATAACAATATGAGCAAATTATTTGAAGGTAAAGACAAAATCATTCTGAACACGATATCTCAATTGATGTACAAGGGTGGGGTAGAAAGACTTGAAGATTGGCTAGAAACTGTCGATCAGGATATGAAAGATAGCATTGTTCAATTGATAGAACAACTAGCAACCCATCTAAAAGAAGGTGTATGTGAAGACGATTTATTTGCTGGAGCTGAATACTTTACACCTGAAGAAGCAGGTGAGCATGACTCCATTGAGCAGTTTTTAAACTTCAATACACCGTTTGCTCCAAGAAAACCCGCTTTATATCTAGTAAAAAGTGAAAAAAGTGAAAATAATTGCAAATAAATGCAAAAAAGACTTGACTTTGGGTACCCATTTTGCTATAATATATTTATATTATGACAACAAAGAGGAACAATATGTACTATATCATCGACAACACTAATCAAGCAGTTCACAGAGAGCCTAATAAGAAGTCTTATGCTTCTACTCAGTACAAGACTGCTGGTGCCGCTAAAGCTGGTATCACTAGAACTGTAAAATATTATCAGAAGGCTTTTGATCAAGTAAACGAGTGTCTTGCTAATGGTGAGAAAGAGTATATGGCTAACATGTACAATGCATACAGAGATGCTACTGAAGCACACTTCAATAGAATGCACAAGCAGTTTGCATCGTCTTATACGATTGTTGCTGTTGCAGATTATGTAGAACCAATGATTACTAGAACTGGCATGTGCCCAGGCACTGGCAAAACAATCACAGTTACTGAAGGCATCAACATGCCTTACTACTTAAGCCCACTTAGCGAATCTTACTGGAGCAGATAAGGAATGAGAACTATGCGTAGAAATCAAATTGAATATTCAGCCAACGATGTTTGGGCCGCTTCTGCAAAAGCATACTTGATGAATGGCAAGACCTACATCAAGGCAAACGTAACTGTCAAATATGACTCTGATGGGAAGGCATATGATGTCACTCCCAACCGAGATATTATGAAGCAGTTGTTAGAAGACAACCTTAAAGGTGTTGATGCTACTACCAAAACTCTTGGAGTTCAAGTTCGTCAACATTACAAGGCCCTCACGTTTAAATCCTTACAAGGTGGTTGGATGTCAGACTTTGATAAATCTGCTATGGCTCTTGCTGACAAGGATATAATTACTGATATGAAGGACTTCGGCATGATCGCAAGTTTACCAAAAGCATATGACCGTGCTGTTATCAAAAAAGGTCAAGAGGATCGAATTGCTTTGGAGACTAAGACTTCTACTGCTATCGGCAAAACCAAAGATAGACTAGAACTAGATGTTACTGTTCTAAGAACCATCTTATCTCATAGGTATGGTTGCTACTTCATTACTGCTAAAACTAGCACTGGTGCAGTAGTCTTCTTTGCTTCTTCTACTATACATCCAGCAGTAAACACTGAACTCAAAATTAAAGGCACAGTCAAAGGTCATCGTACTGACGATGATGGACTAGTGACTACCCAGTTGAATCGTGTAAAAGTAATGGAGGAAAAATGAAAAATTTAGCAATAGGTTTTATCATAGGATATTTGGTTTGTACCTTTATCTATGGTGGAGCAGGCGCAGTTGGAGGACTAGTCGAACAATCGTTCACTCAAATCTCTATCTGGTGGAGCCAAGCAGTTGATATGTTTAATAATTATGAACCAAAGGCTTGACATTAAAGTCTATTGGCTGTATAATAGTATTATAATTAGGAGAAACACATGAGTGCAAGTTGGATACATAAATTAAACGAAAGTAATTCTAAACTTCATAAGCAAGATGTTTTAACACAGGCTTTAGAAGCCGCTACTTTAGGCAGTGAGAATGCTGATACGTTTTTAAAACTTGCTGGCATATGTTATAACCCTTATGTGACATTTGGTGTCAGAAAGATTCCAAGTTCTCCCTGTACAGGAGTCTATGCTCCAAAAAGTAGTGAGAATCCTTGGCAAGACTTTATCGCATTATTAGATAATCTTAAAGAACGTAAGATCACAGGCAATGCGGCCATCGAAGCAGTAGAAACAATGTCATATAGATTTTCTAGTGATGAATGGGACAACTTTTGTGCCCCTATTATTCGCAGAGATTTAAGATCAGGATTTTCTATATCTACAATCAACAAAGTTTGTAAGAAGACTGACTACGAAGTACCAGTGTTTAAATGTCAACTTGCTACTAACTCAGAAGGTCGTCCTGAAATGTCAGGCACTAAAAGACTTGAGCCTAAATTAGATGGCGTTAGAGTTCTAATGGTAGTATCATTTGAGCCTGGCATGTATGAGCATCCTGAGCCTGTCGCAACATGCTACAGTCGTAATGGAAAAGTTTTTGAGAACTTCACTCACATTGAAGATCAAGTAACTGCTAATGTCAGAAAAATTATTACATCACTAGGCAATGAGATTGGCGATTGCACTAAAGGATTTGTGTTCGATGGCGAAGTTGTCGGAGCATCATTCAATGAGTTAATGAAACAAGCACGTAGAAAAACTGATGCTAAGGCTGATGATACAGTATTTCATGTATTCGATGTTATGCCACTAGCAGACTTTCAACGTGGACATTGCAACGCACAATTCAGAAAA